ACGGTGCTGCCAAGCCGCATGTTGTCCGACAGCACCAGACTGCCCGCCTGCCGGATCATGTCGGCAAGGGCGGCGTTGGTCTGCGTCAACGCTTTGGTGTTGGCGTTGATGGCGTCCTCCAGGCTGCCGGTGCCGGTGGAAATGTCGATATCTCCGCTGATGCCGCCGGAACCAGCCCCGCCGGAAGCGCTGCCCCCGCCGGGGCTGGGCTTGCTCTTTCTGGAGGCACCGAGGCTTGCGCAGATGGCCGCAATGGCGATACCCAGCGCCACGGCGGCACCGGCTACGATCACACCCATGGGAATGCCGAAAACCGTTGCGTTCAGGGCGGAGGCAATGGCCGTCATCATGCCCTCAAAGGCTGCGCCGATGGTGCCCACCATGGTGCCCACGCCCGCGTAGATGGCGGGGAAGCTGGACAGCAGACCGCCGGACAGGCCCTGGCTGATTGCCAGTGCGGCGCTGCTCAAGGGGGCTTTCAGCCCCTTAAAGATGCCGGAGAGCTGGGTGCCGAGGGTCTTGGCCTGCGTCCAGACCTCATCAAATCCGCTGGTCAGCCCCTTGCAGATCTGGGCACCGATGTCGATGCCCTTCTGCACAAGGGCCGTCTGAGCATTGCCCAGGGCTTCGTTGAGCTTGTCCACCAGACCGAGGGCAAAGTCGTTGACCTGCTTTTTCTGCTCGGCGGTCAGGCCGCCGTAGATGGCGTTTGCCGCCCACAGGCCGATGGCCCTCCAGTCCTTGTTCTTGACGGCGGTGTAGAGGTCATCAAAGGTGCCCAGCAGGCCGGTGTTGGCGTGGGTCTGCAGCTCCTTCCACAGGTCGTCGAAGCTCTTGATGGATGACTCTTTGATGGTCTCGGCCACCTCTTCGGTGCCGTCGGCGGCGATGGTCTTGACCCGCTCCACGGTGACGAGGGCACCATCCACCACATCGTCGTAGGTCTCGGTGACGACCTTTTTCTGGGTCTCGGTGCCGTCGGTCAGGGTCTCGGTCACCGTCTTGGTGCTGGTCTGGATGCCGTCCACGACGCTGGAGGTGGTGGCCGTGACGGTCTTTGCCACCTCTCGCACCGTCTCCATGGTCTGCTTGACGGTCTTTTGGCCCTTCTCGTCCACCTCGGTGATGGTCTTGATGTCCTTCAGGACGCCCTCCACCATCTGGCGGGAAGTCTCAGTGATGGTCTGCTTTTGCTGCTTTTTGCCGTTGGACAGGGTCTCGTTGACCGTCTCCACGGTACGGGTCACACCATCCTTGACCGTGGTCGTGCTGTCCGAGATGGACTTGACTACCTCGGCGGTGGTCTGCTTAGCGCTGGATGCCGCCTTTTTGCCGGAGGTGTTCACGGCAGCGGCGGCAGAACCGGCGGACTTGGTGACAGTGGCGGCTGCTGCCTTGGCCGCTGCGGCCTCTTCTTTAGCCTGCTGGATGCGCTGGTTGTGCAGATTCTGACGGCGCTTGCGGTCATCATCCGTGACCGTGCTGCTCTTACGGGTGGGGGTCGTGCTGCCGGTGCTCTTGGTGATGCCATCCACGGCGGCTGCGCTGGCCGTGCTCACCAGATTGGCGATCAGGCCGCTGACCCACGAGGTCAGCTTGCCCCATAGCCCCGCAATGCCGTTGATGATGCCCTGGACGATGTTCTCGCCGATGTGGCCCCACTCGTCCATGCTGCCGTCCCAGACACCGATCAGCTTGGCGATGCAGGCCAGGGCGGCTTCAGCCAGATTTTCGAGGCTGCGGACGATACCCTGTGCCAGGGTGGCCAGAAGCTCGGCACCGCACGAGAGGATGTCTGGCAGGTGCTCGATCAAAGCGGCGGCAAATTTGGCAATCAGTCCGGCGGCACTGGTAATGAGCGCGGGCAGGTTGTTTGCAATGCCGGTGACAAGGCTCTCCATAAGCTGCACACCGGCGTCCACAATGGCGTCCGCGTTGTCGCCGAGGTAGTCCGCAAATCCGGTGACCACCTCGGTGGCGCTGGTGATCAGGTCCGGGATGGCGTCAATGATGCCCTGCACCAGAGCGCCCAGCACTTCGGCGGCTGTGTCCAGCATCGCCGGTGTAGCTGCCACGATGTCCTCGGCCAGCTGGGTGATGATCTCCACGCCGGTGGTCATCAGCCCCGGTAGCTGCTCCGCGATGCCGGACGCGAGGTCGGACAGGATGCTGCCCGCCGCCTGCAGCATGGCTTCCGGCCCGCCCTCGGTCAGGGCGGTAGAAAGCTGGGTCAGACAGTCGATGCCCCACTGCGCCACGTCCGACAGGGATCCTTCCATGGAGTTGTACAGGCTGATGCCGAGGTTCTCGGCAAGTGTCTGCAGGCTCTCCACCTTGTGCTGGAAGGTGTCGGTCATGGTCTCGTAGGCGGCTTCGGTTGCGCCTGCGCTGTCCTGCATCTGGGCCAGAACGCTGTTGAACTTGTCCGCACCGCCGGATGCCAGCGAGAGGGCACCGGTGCCAGCTTCCACGCTGGACCACAGGCCTGCAAATGCGGTACTGTTGCCGCCCACGCTGTTGTACAGGATCTGGAGCACGTCGCCAAGGCTCTTGCCCTCAGCGTTCAGCTGGGCAAAGCTCTTACCGGTCTGCTTCTGCAGGATTTTGCCCACCGTGGAACCGGAATCGCCCAGCTCGTTGAGCATGGACTTGGTGTAGGTGGTGGCTTCGGCTGTGGCGATACCGTTGGCCGTCATGACTGCCAGACCGCTGGACAGGTTCTCCACGCTGACACCGTAGGCGGCGGCCAGTGGGATCACCTTGCCCATGCTGGCGGACAGCTCGTCCACGCTGGTTTTGCCGAGGTTCTGGGTAGTCAGCAGCACATCCGACACATGGGTGGCCTGATCGGCGCTCATTCCGTATGCGTTCAGGGCCGTGGTGAGGATATCAACCGCCGAACTGCTGGATGTAAAACCGGCAGCCGCCAGCTTGGAAGCCTGCCCGGCAAAGGCTACGGCATTGGAGGTGTCCTGTCCTGCACTGATGGCCTGATAGGTTGCCTCTGCGATGTCCGACGCAGCAACGCCCATCTTGCTGGACATGGCGGTGATTTGGTCACTGAGCTGCTGCGTAGACAGCTTGCTGGTGTCCGCAATGGTGGTAACCTTTGCAAGGGACGTTTCAAATGCCGAGCCGATGCTGACCGCTGATTTTGCAATTCCGGCCAGCTGACTACCTGCAGACTTGACAAAATCCGCAATGAGATTACCGGCGGCTACCGTCATGCTGCTTATGCCCTTGGTCACGCCGCTGGTGTCCAGCTTTGTATTGCCAAAGATGGAAAAGTCAAAACCCAATGTGTCCACCTCTCATTCAGAGCGCGGGCACAAGGGCACAGGCTTTACAGTTTGATCTCTACCTCCCGTTTGCAGGAGGGATTTTTGCATTTGACCCACACGCCGGATGCCGTGGCCGTGCGCACCGCCCACACGGGCAGGGGCCTGCCGCAGTAGGGGCAGGGCACCGGCACCCGCTCAGTGCCGGAAGCGGGCCAGGAATGCCGCATCGTGTTCGGCAACGGTCTGGGCAACGGCGGCACCTCCTCTCAAAGATGCAGGCAGGGCAAAGCGCTCCTGAAGGTCGGCATAGTGGGCACGCATGGAACCTTCGTACTCGGACAGATCCATGGTGCGCCAGCTCATGATCTTGGCCATGAGGGTTTCCTCCGGCAGGGCCGCAAAAAGCGCCCGGAACCGGAACCAGTGCACCTTTTCGCAGGTCAGGTCGATGCCGTAGGCCTGCTGGAACGCCGCCACGATGTAACCGGCATCACACTGGTAGTCGAAAGCGGGCGGGCTTGCGGGGGTGCTGTCGGGCTGATAGGATGTGCCTGCTGCGGCCTGCTCTCCGGCACGGTAAAAGTCAACCATCTGGCTGTAGGCATCGGGGGTCTGTTCATACAGCACAGGCTCACGGTAAAAACGTTTCATGATGCTCAGTGCTTCGGTCGGGTCTTTTTCCAGCTTGCCGTGGGAATAGGCGTTGGAAAGCCGCACCATGTGCCGGAAGTCCGGGTCAATGCGCCTGCCGTGCCATACGGTGGGCAGGGCGTCCGTCAGCAGGTCAGACATGGCGCTCCGCTGCGATCTTCAGGGCGCAGTCGGCCAGCTGCTGCATGGCCACCGGGTCGTCCTTCAGGGCGTCCACGGCAGCACGGGCGTCTGCCAGCTTGAGCGCGGCGTCTGCGGGGTTCCCGTGACGTGCCTTGTCCACCCGTTCCACCATCCGGGCGGCAGCGGGCTGCGGGAAGCTCACAGGCTGGCTGTTGACGATGCGGCCCGCCGTCTGGGTGCGCTGCGGTGCTTTCTTCTGCGCCCGGCGCTGCTCCCGGTTCATGGGCTGCTGAGGCTTGGGGATGCGGTCGGAGTAGCGCTTCTGCTCGGCGTCCATGGCGGCAAACAGCTCGTTCATCGCGTCGTAAATGGGCGCGGTGTCGTTCTCGTCTAGGCCCAGACGGTCGGACGCACCGGCACCCAGCACCTCGTCAAGGCAGTTCATGACGAGACGCGCCTGTGCACGCATATGGTCGCAGATGCGCACCCCGCCGCGCCGGAACTGCTCAAGCTCGGATTCTCCGGCACGCTGCATCTTTTCGTTGGCCGTTTCCAGCCGCTCAATGTCGTTGGCGTTCAACGGCGAAAAATCAAATGTCTGTCCACAAATAACCATATTCTGGCTCCTTTCGTTGGGCCGTGCTCCGGTGCTGCCCCGGAGAAACCTGTTTCACGGCATAAAAAATCCCCGCTCCGGGCGGAACGGGGAAAGCTGCGGTGGAAATCAGCCAGCGGCGGCGGTATAGTCGAACTCGTCCGGGGTGCCAATGCCCTTGACGTCGCAGGCAAAGGTGGCCGGAGAACCGGCAGCGCCGCCCGCGTCGCTGGTCACGATCAGGGTGCAGGTGCCCTTCTCGCCCTTGCCGGTGCGCAGGCTGAAATAGATGTAAGGCACAACGACATCGCTGCCGGTGCCGTACTTGATCTTGTGGGAGAGCAGGAAATCCTGGAACGCATCGCCGACGCAACGGTTGCCGTTGACCGACAGGGTGCGCTGGGTGGCGCTCTTGGTGTCGGTAGGGCCGGTGCGGATGAAGGTGTCGGAGTTGGTGGAGGCGTTCAGCGCACCGCTGTGCTCTTTCACATGGTCGGCGCAGACGATCCAGGCGTTTTCCTTGGTCTGCTTGGAGCTCTCGGTCTGGATGGCAAAGACAAAGTCATCTGCCGTCTCAATGCCGGTATAGGACGCACTGGGCGTGATGCAGGACTTGGTAATGGCTTCTGCTACGGTCATAGCAAAACTCCTTTCATTTGGGCTGATAATAGGTCAGGCGCAGCTGCATCTGCATCCGGCAGCTGCCCGCGCTGCTGGTGACGATGTAGCCGGTGGAGGTGACGGACACGCCGAGGGGCTGGCGGGGCGCTTCCATCGCGGGGAGATGGTGGCAGTCGTTTTGCGCCATCACCCAGTCGGTGAGCTGCTCAAAAAAGCCGCTGTTCTGCACGGTGAGCACGTCCGCCTCGCCGTACTCCCGGCGGGACAAAAAGAGGTAGTTCTTCGCCATATCCCGGCCGGAGAAATACTCGGTGATCACCGGGTCACCGGGGCTGTCCTCGATGGAAAAGGCGGTGGCGTCCTCATCCAGCCCTGCAATGCGGAACGCGGCCCCGGTGGCCTCCTGCTCTTCGGCGATGAGCGGGCAGGTCTTGAGCCACGCCCGCAGGGCGGCAATGGTGGGTTTAACTTCGCTCATTTTTCACCTCCGAGGAACTGCTTTGCGGCGTTGTGGGCGAACTTGACCAGCTCGTCCTTGTGGTCGGCAATGGCACGCTGGCCCCAGTAGGAGCCGCGCAGGCCGGTCTCGCCATGCAGGCAAGTGCCCTGCTCGTGCAGGTAATACTGCTTGCGTGCATAGGGCGTGTTATACACCAGCAGGCCCTCGTCGTACTTGCTGGCCAGATTCACGCTGTTTTTCAGGGTACCGGTGTCGAAGGGCACATAAGGGTCAACGGTCTTGGCTACCTGCTGGGAAAACGCATACTGCACCTTCGCAAAGCCTGCGTCCATGTCGGCCTGAAAGCCGGGCCGGAACGTGATCTTGAAATCAAAAACCGGTGCGCTCATGCGATCAGCTCCCTTCCACATGCCAGTGCGGCAGCAGCGGTTCCCGGTTGTCGGAGACAGCTGCAACCGTACAGCAGGTATGCGTTTTTTCCAGCCGGGCGTATTCCTCGGCGGTCAGGCTGGGCACAGCCTCCTGCACGATCTTCCAGCCGCGCTTGAGGGTCCAGTGCTTTGCCTTTTCGGCAGCGGGCAGGGCCGCCCACTGCACATAGGGCAGGTAGCCCAGGGTGCACACGCCGGCCGGGATGCGGATGTGGATGGTGCGCTCGGGGTCCTTGCTGGTGCCGGTGCCGGAGGTGTCCAGCTTCTCCCGCCAGCTGCAGGCCGGGAACACCCAGCACTTGGGCGTGTCGGTGTCGGCCTTAGGGTCGTGGATGAGGTTCACCACGGTAACGGTCGTGTTCATCTCACATGATTCCCCTGTACAGCAGGCCGTGGGGGTCAGCTCCGAGGGCATTTTCCAGCACATGCCAGGCCTCAAAGCGCACGGCAGCGGACAGGCTGGCATTGGCCGCAAAGGTCACGCTGTAGCCGTCGTTGGAGACGCTGGCAGCGCCCGGGGCCGCACCCACAGCCAGCTTTGCGGCCAGAAGATCCACGATCTGGGCACAGGCATCCGCCAGCATCTGACGGCAGCGATCGCACACGGCGGCATGGGGCTCCGCCTTGCCGAAGGTCGCGCTGTCGATGAGGCGGGACGCCCGGCTGCACAGCACACCGAACGCCAGCTCACTCACCGTGCCGCCCGCCGCCTGGTACTCCGGGTAGGTGCAGTAGTTCATGGGCGGGGCCCTCCTTACGCCTCGATGCGCTTGATGTACAGGGTCTTGGGCTTGGACACCTTGATGCCGTACACCTTGCGGCCCTGCACAGCGGACGCGCCAATGTACTTGCCGGAGCCGCCCAGATCCTGCAGGTGCACGGGGGTCTGCCACTCCATCACACGGTGGCACCAGTTGGGGTGGCCGCAGATGAACTCGGTGGTAGTTTTCTTGGTGCTGACACGGGTGGTGTTCTCGAAGTCCATGTTGTTGGATTCGTACACCGCAAAGCCGGCGATCTGACCCACCGCACCGGTCTGCACCAGCTGCTGGGACAGGTCACCCTGCTTGATGAACTTGTCATCCTGCATGAGGATCTCCAGATACTCAGGGCTGACGATCATAAAGCGGCCGGTCTGGGGCACGCCGTTGCGGCTCAGGGTGCGCTTGGCGGCCAGAGCCTCTTTGTAGGCGGTGGAAGCGGTGCAGGCGGTCTTGGTGGCGCTGATGGTAGCACCGGTTGCACTCTGCAGCGCCTCGATGGACTTCTTGTCGATGGACAGGGCCATGGAGTAGGCGGCGCTGTCCAGACGCTCGGCGGTGATGCCGTCGGGCACGGATGCAGCGTCAAAGCCGTCGATGATCTCATTGACAGCCTCGTCGTTGTCGATGTCCAGATCCAGATAGGTGGTGGTGCCGGCATCGGCGTCCACGCCGTTTGCCTTGTCGTACGCCTTGACGGTCACCTCAGTGTCACGCACCGGGATCTTGACCTTGCCGGCCTTGGGGCTGCCCTCGTAGCGGGTGTTGAAGATCGCACCGTCACGGGTGACCAGAGTAGCCCGCAGCTTTGCGTCTACCAGAGCGGAATACCGCTCCTGATTTGCATGTGCCATGTTGAACTCCTTTCGTTTTACAGGTTCAGTTCGGGATTCAGGGACTTAAAGGCGGCTTCCACACCATTGGATTCGTTGGCGGGCGGTGCGCCATGCTCAGCGCCGGTAGAGACCACGGCCACGCCGGCGGCACCGTCTTCACCAAAGGCCCAGGGGTTGGCCTTGGCAGCGTCGTCCAGAGCCTTGTCAATGTCGGCGCTGCGGTCCTTGGAGCCCTTCAGAGCGTCCAGATCCAGCAGGGCACGCACCGCCTTGACGCTGCGGCCCTTCTTGCCCAGGATGGCAGTGTTCAGGGCGCTGTCAAAGGCAAAGCCGTCCGCCTGGGCCTTCATGTCGGCCTGCAGCTTTGTCAGCTCGGCCTCGTACTCCTCGGGCTTCTTCTTGCCTTCAAAGGCTTTCAGGCCGTCCTGGGCGGTCTTGAGCTGGGCGTTTGCGTTGTCCAGCTGGGCCTGCAGGGCAGTGGCGGCGGCCTTTTCGCGGTTGACGTCGTTGCCGTTCTCCTGCATGATCCAGTTCAGCTGTTCCTCGGTAATGCCGGGGATCTTGTTCTTCACATCTTCACGTTTCATGGTGGAAAAGCTCCTTTCTGTGGGGAAAACCTCGGTTTGGTGACACGGTTCTCCGTCCGTGTTCGGTTGTGGGCGGGGTACGCGCCGCCCGCCGCTATGGCTGCTCCCGACACAAATGTCGGGGACATGGCACCGTTTGCAGGGATCGAACCTGCCGCTTCCGGTTTTGGAGACCGGCGCTCTTCCAACATGAGCTAAAACGGCATGAAAAAACCACTGTTGTGCCTTTAGAGGGCATACAGTGGTTAAAATGGGGGATTTTAGTGAATGTTCTTTACGGCTTGACCTCAACGCTGGGCAGGATGTCCGTGTGGAAGTACAGCTTGTAGTGGTAGGGGTCGGTATGGGTGCCGGTAATGTCCTCGACCACATACATGGTGTAGTCGTTCAGATAGATATAATTCTTGCGGTAGGTATCCGGGCCGACCTTCACCGTGCAGACCAGCTCGTTGTTCGAGTTGTTGGAGATGGACATGTAGCCCTCGGCCTCAATGATGACCTTATCGGTGCGGGCGTTGTAAACGGTGATCTTGCGCTCACTCTCAAAGTAATCGGCCTGCTTGGAGATGTTGTAGTTGGCCTTGTCGGCCTCACTGGTACAGCCACACAGCAGAATGGATGCAGCCAGCGCAAGGGCAAGAAGAATCTTTTTCATGGTTCGTTCCTTTCTGTAAAAATGGGCAAAAGAAAACCACCGTCCGGGTGGATGGTGGTTTAATCTTATTTTTGGTAGGCCATGCTGGGCGGAATCGGAAGTGACGGGCCAGCGTCATCACGCTTCATGATGAACACCAGATCCATCCAATCCGTCATACGGCCAGATTCCTTGAAAATGATAACAGGAGTAATACCCAACGGCTTGACGTTTGGGTCGCCTCCCCAGAAAAACCAGCAATCGCCAAGATCACGAATTTCTGTCAAGCCGCCTCGGCCGAACTTTGCCAGCTCCTCATTTGCCATTTTGCAGGCTTCACTCAGTGTCATGATGAACCCCCTCGCAGCACATACCGATGGTGTCATTCAACTCTGCATTATCAATTCGCATCAGAAGCGTTTCACCATCCATAGCTTTTGAAAAGTAGTCCCGGCAATTGATGAAACCGTTTTGCGGGTCACGGAAAAATGTTCTTCCATTTTTCTGCTCTGCAACGAATGCATGGGCGGAATTTTTGAATCCCACAACAACCTCTGCCCGGGCTCCATCGCCCCACTCTGCCATGCGTTGTTGAATTTCCTCAAAGCCATTGCCTTGTGGAAAGTTCTCAATCTTGGCACCGTTGAACATGGCACCCATGTTTTTCACCTGAGCGAGTTCATCCCCGGCAAATGTAGGCTTTGCGGCAACGTCATAACCACGCCGCCGCATTTCGTAGGTCGGGACGCATTTCTGGCAGTTTCTGCGATACTCAATAGCTTCATTAAATTTCGGGTTGGACGCTATCGTGTCTGATGCTGACGAATGGCCTCCTTCGATTTTTTCCCAACTGAGCCATGGTTTTTCAGAAACCGTTTTAATGTCAGTATACATGAAATTCTCGGAGGATTCAATCTTTTCAGACCCCAGCAACGGCTTTGACTGTGCAGAATTCTTTGCCGCCCATCCAGCCTTGCTGGCCTCACTCCTGCCGAACTTCGGCACGCTGGTGCGGGCGTTGTCTACCCGCCCGCCGGTGGCCTTTGCAAACTCGCTCAGGCTCTGGCGGGCCGCTTTCAGACGCACGGCACTGTCGGTGGTGTCAGACCCGGCGGCGCTCTCGGCCAGATACCGCTTTTTCCATTTGCGCACGTTCCGCTCCCGGGCACGCTGCATCTGGTTGACCTCGTACTGGGTGTACAGTTTGCCGTTGTACTCGATGTTCCGGGCGTTCAGCTCCTGCAGGCTCTCCTCCGTCCAGGTGGGCGGGTCGCCCAGCTCAGGGAATACGGCAAAAAAGGTGTGGCGGCAGTTCCAGCCGCAAAGCCCAGCGCCGGTTCCGTAGCCGGTGGCCTGCTCAAAGTCCGGGTAATGCTTGCCCAGGTAGTCCACAGCCCCGCCCCGATGGAAGCGCCGACCCTGCCACTCGGCGTGACTGGGGCGGGCACCACCGTGGGCGCTGGTCTCAACGAACTCCACGTTCATTTCGTCCATGCGGGCTTCCTGCAGCTTGCCTGCGGTCTGGTTGACACCGGTCAGCACCGCCCGGCGGGCCGCAACTTCCAGCGAATCTGTGTGGCCGCTGGGGTAAGTGATCTCCGGCATCTCGTCTGCAAGGCTGTCCACAGCCTGCTTGACGGCGGTTTTGTAGTCAAAGGCACCTGTGGCCACCTTGCCCCAGGCGACATCCAGCGTGCGCTCAAAGGCCCCGGAGACGGTGTTGGCCGTTGTGGCCGTGAGGTTCCGCCATGTGCCGCAGGTCTGCCGGGCACCGGCGTTGAGCAGGTTGTTCAGGGCCGCGCTCTCTTCAAAGGGTGTGGGCTCGAGGTTGTAGTGGTAATAGATGGCATCTTCCCGCTCCATGGCTTCGGTGGCAGCCTCTTTGAGCAGCCTGCGGATGGTGGCTTCGCTCTTGCCGCTGTACTTTGCCAGCAGCTTGACCACGTTCTCCCGCACCGCCTCGGTCTGCTGGTAGCGCCACAACTGCCAGTCGGCCGTTTCGGTGAGGGTACCCATTTTGCCGATGCGCCGGGCGACATCCTGTAAGATCTCATCCTCGACCTGCTGCGCCAGCTGCACAAAGGCATCCGGCATGGCATCGAGGTAGCTCGGCGGCAGCATCAGGCACCTCCGAAGGTGAGCTGCTCATCGGTCTGGCTGTCAGCCTTGGCCTCTGCCGCCCACTGGTGGGCCTCGTCCTCGCTCAGACCATACCGGGCGGACAGATACCGGCAGCGGGGCACAAGCCCTGCCAGAGCGTCCTCCCGCAGCTGTGCGGTGCGCTCCTGCTCGCTGACAATGTAGCTGTCGTCCCAGTTGACCGAGATGCTGGTGTCCGGGTCCACATCTGCACCCAGCAGGTTCTTTGCCGCCCACAGGATGGCCCGCAGAATGCCGATCAGTGCCGTCTCAATGGGGATCTGGTTTTTGTTGGCGTTCTGCACAAGGTCCTGTCGGCTGCCGGTGTACTCGGTGGCGGTGGCCACCTTGCCCAGCTCAAAACTGTAGCGGTGGCAGCCAAGCCCGCACTTGAAGCTCATCATGTCCAGAGCGTCCTGCACGGCCCGGTGGTTGTCCTCGGTGCGCAGGTCGGGGTTGTACTCCCGCCATGCGGCCGGCTGGTCGATGCTGCCTTCCGGTGCGGGCAGCTCGTAGAAGATCTGGCGGTGAACGGCATCCGGCGGCACAGCGTGCTCCACACCGTCCTTGTCCACCCACTTTTTGCACATGGAGCGGTCATAGAAAATTTTCTTGCCGCCCAGGCGGAGGTCCTGCCGGTAGTTGTCAAAGGCGTAATCCGCCATCTGGGCTGCGTCCAGCGCCTCGGAAAAGACGCTCATACCCAGCCCCATGCCGCCGTCGATGTTTTTGGCGACAGCCGGGCTGAACAGGCTGAACCATGCCGGCGCGCCGGTGACCGTGATGTGCTCCACCATGCCCGGCGGGGTCTTGGCCTTGGCAAATTTCGGCGTGCCGGAAACATCGTCCATCACCTCGAACCATTCATTCGTGATGGTCCGTTCGCCGCCCTTGCAGGTGTGGGTCTGCAGATAGACGGCGGGCTTACCGCCCATCACGCACTCGGACACAAAGGCGGCCTCGGTCACCACGCCCCGCTCCACGCTGATGGGCAGGATGCAGCAGGCGGGGTCATAGTCCAGCTGAATGCGCCCCTGCGGCGAGGGCAGGGCGTTCCCGGCGGCATCCACCGTCAGGCCCTCCACACTCAGCACAAAAGCACCGGTGCCGGACCAGTAGGCCTGCTCCACCAGCCGGTTTGCGTTCTCCCAGAAATGTAGCTGCCGCAAAAGGCCCCCGGTCTGCTGTTCATCACTGCCCAGCAGGTAGGCGGCACTCTTTGCGTCGCCGATCTGGAAGGTGGTCTTGTCGTTGAGCAGCAGGTTTGCCCAGTCCTCGCAGACATGTTTCGGCATCCGCAGGGAAGCCAGACGCCGGGAAATGACGCTGCCGTCCGGGGCGTCCTCCTTCTGGTCGTGGATGTCGGGAACATCGCCCTTCCACCATTGCCGCCAGACTTCAATGTTGCCGTAATAATCCGCATCCAACTGCAGATGTTTGGTTTTGTTCAGATATTCGATAAAGGCCGAAACGTTCATCTTGCAGTCAGTCTCCTGTAATCACGCTCAATGGTGTACTCAAAGGCGTCGAGGGTGTCAATGTCGGTGGTGCCGTCGTCCAGACGCTCGTCCACGCCGGGGTGCTTCTGGCTCCACAGGGCGCTTGCAAGGGCGTCCCGCAGGGTGGCGGCTTCCGGCAGATACCAAAAGCGCCCGCCGCCCATCAGGATGGACGTCAGGCGGATGCGGTCGATGATCTGGATCTTGGCGGAGTTGTTGACCCGGTCGGCCAGCCAGCTCAGGCGGGAGGCACGCAGCCGGGTGCGGATGTGGTTGATCAGCGTCTGCTCGGCGCTGTCACAGAACATGTAATGGATCTCGCCGTACCGTGCGAACACGGCCAGGCAGAAGGTGAGCAATTGGTTGGCCAGGTAGTCGGCATCTTGGTTGCGGGGGTCCACCCGCTGGGATGCCAGCCCCACGACGCCGGAATAGTACGGCAAAATGCCCGTTGCCACAAAGGCGTGCTGTGAACCGTTGCCGCCGAAGTCCACCCCGATGTGCACCCGCCACGGCTTGCAGGGCTTGTCTGCGGGCCAGAGGAAGCGCTTGTCGTCGGCGGCGATGCTGTCCGCAAACGGGCGGTAGATGATGCCGCCTGCCGCTGCCCACTGGCCGAGAATAAACCGGTTGTAGTACACCGTGCCGGCATATTCTTTTTTCAGCTGCGCCACGAACTCCGGCGGCAGGGTGGGGTTGTCGTCGATGGTGTAGGCCTGACAGTAAATGTCAGCATCACTGTCGAGGAACCGCTTGAACCAGTGCTGGGGGTTATCCGGGTTGCAGGTGCCGTCAAAATGGCTGTGCGGGCAGGAAAGGCGGCTCTTGAGCATCTGAAAGACGCCCTCGTCCCAGGTGGTGATCTCGTCGCCGTAGGCATACTCGAAGGCAGCGCCCTGAATGCGGGCAATGTGCTTTTTGTTGTCAGCGCCCAGCACATACACCTTGCGGCCAAACAGCTGCACGACATTGCCGGCAGCCGAGGTGCGCACGACGCCCACCAGCTCAGGCCCCCAAAGGGACCGCATGGGCTCCAGCACGTTGCGTTCCAGCGTGCCCAGGGTGTTGCCCAGCATGACCAGCAGGCCCTCGTCCCGGGCCGCGCAGATGCGCTTCGGGATGGTGACGGCGCAGTCAAGGTAGGTCTTGCCGGAGCGGGTGGCCCCGGTCTTGATGTTCCAGCGGTGGCTGCAGTTGCGCAGGAACTCCTGCTGGAGCTCAGTCAATGGCACTGTCCACACCTCCCAGCAGCTCCCGGGCATGTTCCAGCGTGTCGGCGGCGGTATCATCGGGCGGGTTGTCCTCGCCCAGCATCTTCAGCAGCACGTTGGCGGCCTGCGGGTCACCCTTCTTGGCACGGGCGGTGATGCCCTTGATCACGGCCATCTGGTTGTCGATGTCCTCCGGGTCCACAGCATCCCGCAGCAGAGCGTTCACGCTGCGGCGGTCGGTCTCCGGCAGGGCCAGATAGTAGTCCGCCGCTTCCCGCATGGAGCGCTTGCGGCGGCGTGCCACTCCGGAGGCGATGCCGCCCTTTTCCTGGATTGTCCTTTGTTCATCCTTTGTTCGCTGATCCAGCGGCACAAGATTTTTGTACCCATCTTCACGCGGCACGTCACCACCTCTCTTGTCAGAATCATAGAAAAAGCCGCCCATGCGGACGGCGGGAATATCAAAAAAGGCCCGGCTGGTACATTCAGGCTGTTGGGTGAGTAAATGTGTGTTCCCCTGTCGCAGCCGGGCAGCACAAAGCCCGCAGGATTGAAGGGAGTAAACCTTTCCTGCGGGCTCTTGCGTGGTATCGGAGAGCCTTTCCGGCTTTGCCGATGATATCATTTTACACCATGAGATACTGCAATCACAATGCAATGATAGTGTAATGTTTTCAGAGCTGCAGCTGTTCCAGCGCCTTGCGGCGTATGATGAAGATCATGCCGAGAGAATAGTTCATATCACGGGCAACCTGCTCCCACGTCAGGCCGTCCAGATAATATTTTTTCATGACGGTGTAATCCCGGTAATCCGGCAGCTGCTGCAGGGCCTCGTCGATTTCTTCAAACAGGGCGCTGCACTCGGACAGCTGAAAGGCCACCTGGCGTTCCAGGTCATCCTCCCGTTCCACGGCACGGGCAAGGCTCTGGCCGTCGCCGCTGCCGCTGGGCGTTGGGCTGAAATTCTGAGTGGTGCGTCTGGCTGCGGTCCGTGCCTCTTCCAGCCGGCAGGTCAGCTGCCGGAACAGCTTGTCGGCGTCCCGGTACCTCCACAGCCAGGCCTTTTTCTCTTCGTAGGTCAAACTCGTTTTCTCCTTTCTATGGAGGGTATGGAGGGTAGGAGCCTATTTCCGAAAACTCCCTAGTAGGGGAACAAAAAAATAGAATATATAGGAAAGTCCCCGGAAAGGCTCCTTTGCCTCCATTCCCTCCATACTCAGTTCTTCAGGCGGGTCTGTTCGTACAGCGGCGGGCCCTGGGTGCTGCGGGCGGGCAGCTCTGCACCGCGGTTCAGGGCCATGCAGCGCAGGCCCTCCTCAGACAGGGCCATGCCCACATACTCGTTGTAGTACATGCCTTTGCGCACCTCGTAGTGCTTTTTGACCTCGATGCCGAACTGCTTGTTGGCCATGCGCCATTTCTCGTTGTTGTCGCTGCACCAGTTGAGATAGGTGCGGAACAGCACGCTGGCCTGCACGGTCTGGCCCTCGGCGGGCTCGGTGCAGTCGGCCAGAAAGGCGGCAATGCGGTCCTGATCCTGCTTGTAGGCGTCCACGGCCTTATCCACAGCAGCACAGGCGGGCAGACCGTGCTTTTTGCCGCCCTTGCTGAGGGCAAGCCACTTCTGCAGGCCGTCCAGCGCCCAGTTGAGGATGCCGGAGAGCTCCGCTTCCAGCTTCTGGGGCAGCAGCATGTCCTGTTTGTCCGGCGGGATGCACTGGGTGAACGGGATGAGCCGGATGCGCCGCCAGATGCCCACGTCGGTGCCATGGATGCGGGGCAGATGGTTGGTTGCCATGACCAGTTTGAACTCGGGCCGGAACTCAAATTCCTTGCCGTACTGGAAACGGGCCGTGATGGTGTTGCCGCCGGTCATCTGCTTGACCAGACCTTCGTCCAGCATGGCACCCTGATCTCCCTCCTCGATGGTGACAAGGCGGGCCCCTTTCAGGCGGGCCACGTCGCTGCGGGCGGCACCGGAGGAGCGGCTGCGGGCGCTGGTGATGGTCTCGGCCTGGGCGTTCATGCCGTAATCGCCGAACAGCTTGGCCAGCGCCTCCAGGAATGTGGATTTGCCGTTGGAGCCGTCGCCGTAGAGAAAGAACATGCACTGCTCCCGGGTGGAGCCGGACAGGCAGTAGCCGGTCATCACCTGCAGGTATTCGGCCAGAGCCCTGTCCCCGCCGGTGACGGAATCCAGAAACGCCCGCCATGTGGGCGCTGCGGCGTCCGGGTCATAGATGACCTGCGCCAGACGGGTGATATACTTTTCCCGGTCATGGGGCAGCAGCTTGCGGCGGGCCAGATCCAGAATGCCGTTTTGCACGTTCAGCAGGCCCCGGTTCCGGTCGAACTGCTCCGGCAGCATGGGAATGCCGGGCAGGTGCTGGGCTTCCTTGAGAAAGGCCTCCTTGCCGCGGCTGGAACGGCTTTTCTGCACATGGCGGCGCTGCGCAGCGGCGTTGTCCGTGTCGCGGATGCCAAAGCAGGCCTTGTCCATCTGATCCAGCATCTCGTCTGCAAAGCGCTTGACGGTGGCCAGGTCGTCCCGCTGCCAGCGGGTGCCGTCCCATACCAGCCAGCACTTGTCGGTGGGGTTGTAGCGCAGGCGGTCGGCGTACCGGTCCCGGAAGCGGCGGGCGTTGCCGGTGTCGTCCATGGAGTAGGTCTTGACACCGGGGGCCGGCGCGCTGGCCGGGGCCTGCTCTCTGCCGGCACCGGTGTATTTGGCGTTGAGGGCCCGCAGGGCTTCGTCCTGATCCGCAAAGGCCGGGCCGCCGTCTGCTGTCTGCGGGGGCGGGGTGTACACCTCCTGACAGTCGGCCACGGCACGATCCAGAGTGGCGTCGCCGTAGGTCTTGGCACCCCGGCGCTGGTCCCACTTGGGGCGCATGAGGCCGGAAGCACGGAACACCCGGTCCATGCGGGCCTTGTCGGCGGCGAACCAGAAGGCCAGCAGGTTGCAGAAGCTCAGGTCAGCCTCGCTGTGGCTGGCGTAGTAGGCCTGCCAGCTGCCGGCATACAGGGCCGCAAAGCGCTCCCCGTCCTTTGCGCTGCAGGCGGTGTGCAGGCTCTCCTCGTCGGAGCGGTCCACGGCCTGCCACACCACAGCCGGGGCGGGCGTGCCGGCGGGTTCGGGCTTGGCCAGATACTGCGCATGGACGGCGGCGCAGGCCTCGGTGCGCTCGGCAATGGCCTTTGCTTCCAGCACGTTGCCGGTCACGGTGAAATACCGGCCGCCGTCGTACATTTCCAGCCCGATGCTGCTCTTGCGGCAGGGGCCGGCGGGTTTTGTGCCGGTGAACAGGATATGCACGCCGGTGCCGCTGGGGCTGGCCTCGGTGTAGCTGTCCATCCGGGCAATGATCTGCACCGCCATATCGGAGAGGGCCCCGGTGGCCGGATCCCGGCAGTGGTCAATGTCGATGCCGCACAGCCCATCTCCCAAAAGCACCCCGACACCGCGCAGGCCATAGCGGGTGACCGCGGCCTGTGCCGCTGCCAGCGTGCCCCAGGTGGAGGGCTCGTTGGGCATGGCGTTCTTGCCGGTGGCGGGGTTGATGGGAGTTTTGGCAGCATCGAAACAGACCCAGCGGCGCGCCTCTTTCAAGGGTTGCGGGAACTGTTCGAGCATGAGCACCTCCGGTTAAAAGGGCATGTCGCCGTCATCGTCGGCGGGGGTAAAGCCGTCCGCGTCGGCTGCCGGAGCGGATGCGCCCAGCACCTCGTGGATGTCGCCCATGCCCAGATATTTGTCTACATAGGTGCGGGGGTACTGGGGGTTCTGTTTGTCGGTCTGCACATTGATGGCGCAGCGGCGGCCCGTGAACTGCGGCAGGATCTGCTCCAGTTCGCTCAGGCGTTCGAGGGGCAGCTGGATGGTCTGCAAAAAGCCCTTGAAATAAGGCAGGCCGTTCTTGTGCAGGCAGTAGCTGGTAAAGGCGTAGCGGCCCTTGTACTCGCCCTCGGTCACAACAAAAGACACGCTCAGGGCCAGACCGCCGCCCGTGCGGGCCACGATCTTGGCCTCCTTGATCATGGCGTTGTAACGGCCCACCGGCACGCTGCCGGAGCCGGTGCTGGCACTGGCCGAGGCAAATTCGTCATCCAGTGCGGCAAGGGTGCTTGCATAGTTCAGTTCGCTCATAGTAGTTACTCCTTTTCTGTGATGTTCATCTTTTTATAAAGGCTCCGGCGCTGCTTGTACTGCGTCAGGAGCTGGGGCGTCTTTTCGTCCACGATGTCCAGCACCAGCGCCTCAGTCTTGCCGGGGGCCGGGCGCTGGATGCGGCCAATGCTCTGCTGCACGATCACCTTGTTGCGGGTGGGCGTTGCCAGCACCAGCCGGTCC